AAACTTGAAGCCGGTGGTCTCTTCGGCGGCCTCAAGGGCGGGGTTGAGATCCTCAGCGGTCGTGGCGGCCAGTGCCCCAAAGATGTCTTCAGTGGTTTCGGCGCCAGCGCCGAGCATGTCCATGACACCAACGAGGGCACGCTTGTTGCCGAACAATTCAGCGGTGGCAATGGTGTCGTCGCCGAAGGCCTTGGTGATGTCTTGCAGGGCCGCCAGCAGGCCTTCCTCTTTGATCTGCTTGCGGATGCCCTCATACGACAAGCCGACCCCCTCGAGCGCTTTGCGGCCCTTGGGGGTCTCTTTGACGAGTTGGCTGAAGATAGCGGTCAGCTGCGTGCTGGCTTGCGAAGCGTTGGTGCCGGTGCGGGACATTGCTGCCATGGCGGCTGAGGCTTCATCAAAGCCAACGCCGAGCGCTGAAGCCAGCGGCAGCACCTCACCCATGGCGCCAGCCAACGCGCTGGATTCAAGTTTGCCCTGCTCTACTGCGGTGCGCAGGATGCTGGTGGCTTCAGTGGCTGACAGCGTTTCTGAGCCGTAGGCGTTCATGGCTGAGGTGGAAAGGTCAGCGATGGTCTGCACGTCGCCCAGGCCGATGGCTGCGCCCTTGAGTGAGGCCTCCAGGGTCTCCATCGCTTCGCTGCCACGCAGGCCCGCTGAGGTGATGAAGAACATGGCGTCAGCGGCCTCGCTGGCGCTCTTGCCGTACTGCGACGCCATGTCAATGATGTCGCCGCGCATCCCATCAACTTCATCGCGGGTCAAGCCAACGAGGGACACCATCTTGGTCATGGACGTGTCAAAGTCCATGGCCATCTTGGTGGCCGCAACACCAACGCCAACAATGGGCAGCGTCACGCCAACGGTCAAAGACTTGCCGGCGCGGGCCATACCGTCGCCGAACTTCTGCACCTGCTTGCCCATGGCTTGGACTTTGGTGCCCAGCGTTTGGCTGGTTGCCTGCAACTTGCCCAAGTCGCGCATGACGCGCTTGATGTCTTTGTCGTTGTAGTCACCCTTGACAACGACGTCAATGCTGTTAGCAGCCACGGTCGTCCTCTCAGGCTCGGTTCACGTTGTTCACGGCATCCTCAATGAGTTTGCCGATGGTCTTGGAGGCAACTGGCCCCTTGGCGTAGTAGGCCGGTGTGAGCAGTCGCGGCCACATGCCGACATCGCGGGCACCTTGGCGCGTGCCAGTGTGCTTGTTGATGTTGGCGTTGAAGGGATGACCGCTGGCGTTTTGACTGCCAGCCAGCAGGAAGATCGCAGCAGCAGGGCTACTGGTGTCCAGCTGCGCTCGACCCTGCACTTCACGAAACCCCTGGATGTTGCGGGAACGGAAGCGGGTCTTGAACTTGAAGTCGCCGCGGCGGTAGGACAGGTCACGCCCGTCGCGGCTGTACGTCCACTGTCCCCAGCCAGCGCCGCGCCTCAAGCCCACGATGCCCATGGGTGGCACAAGGCGTTGAGCCTCAGCCGTCACCTGCGCGGTTGCTTCCTTGACGCCCTTTTGCACACCCCGCCACGCCGCCTTGTCAAACTTCATAACGGCGTCGATCTTGGCGGCGGCGCCCTCAACCTTGAGTTGCATGACCATTAGCGTTTGCCTTTCGCAGCGTCACGCTCTTGGACATTGCGCCACCGCAGGTAGCGGTGCATCGTCGTGAGCATCCTGGGGCTTTCCTTCAACAATTCACTTGGCGCTATGTGGTACTCGAACGCCAGGTGAACTATGTGGAAGTGGGCGCTGTCTTGTCCAAAGGGGCAGGCTCGCCAACGTCGATGACCTCAATGCCGTCCACGTTGTTTAGCCAGGCGTCAAACTCCCCAGCGCTGCCGTCGCGGTTGAGGCGATGCCAAGCCAGCCACACCAGGTCGGTGAACTTGACCTCGGACTCAAACCGCGCAACCGAGCGGTCAAACTCCCGCTCGAAGGCGACGAGATCGGGCGCAGCTACTTGTACGTCTGCGCCCGACCCGTCGTTGTAGGTGACACGAAGTTGCATCTTCATTTGCAGGACACTCCTTAGAAGTGGGTTATGAAAGGGGAATTAGGCGCCGGTGCCGCGGGTAACTTCACCCGTGATCGGCCACGAAATGGATTGCGTGGACAGATCGCCAACGGCCCCATCAACTGGGTTGATGGCGGTAACGAGCACCGTGAAGTCGTAGGACGGATTGCTGGTGCCGACCGCTGCGGTGCCGCCAGGGCGAACCTTGACTAGCGCAGTGCCGCCGAGGCTGTCCCAGAATTGCTCGTCAATGCTTGCGGCAGCCATGTCCTGGTGAACGTCCATCGAGAACGTGCCACCCTTCAAGCCACCGATGCGCTCGCGCCAGCCGTTGCCAGAGAAGTTGGTGGTCTCAATGTCGTCTGCCTCAAGGGCAATGGTCACCTGGGCCACGTTGGCCGAGATGGTGCCGTAGGCCGTGCCGCCCGTTGGGGTGAACTCCACGACCGGATCTTGTAGAACGAACTTAGCCATGTGCGTGGCCCTTCCTTACGAGTAAACCTGAACGACGAACTCGCCGCTCAAGTAGTTGGTGTCACCTACTGTGACCTGGTTGTAGTTGCGCAGGTTTGTCACTCGGCAGTCGAAAGCCTCGCCGCCGAGAGTCTTGTCACTTTCAATCGCAGCCTTGACGCTGCTGGCGCCCGTTCCCGAGCAGTACGCATCCAGCCGGTTTTGCGCTGAGCGTTCATCCACGCGGCCAACGATCAACATGACCACGAACTCATACAGGTCACCGCCACCTCGAGCGAAGGCTTGGTCATAGGTGATGCCATTGGGCATGACAACCGCGATGGGTGGGGTCACTTGGTCGGGAATGATGGAGGACGTGCGCAAGCCAGTGATGGTCGCCAGGTTGGTGGCGATGTTGGTGCGCAGCGTGGACAGGTCGCTCATGCTGCGGCGTACTTCTTGAATGGCCGGATCAGCATGGACACGTCGGGATCAACGCGGCCCACTCGAGCAACGCCCATGTCGGTGAAGCCCGCAAACCCCAGCGGCGAATCCAGACGCTTATAAATTCTTGAGGCTTGAATGACGCAAGCCTGGACAACCTGAGTCGGAACAGGAGTGAAACCATAGGTGCCCTCAATGCGCACCGTGGCCTGGTCACCCCACATCGGCAGCAGGTAGTCGCCGATCATGCGCAGCCGGTAGATGGGGTAGGCGTTGCCCGACACCCGCTGGTTCAGCGGCTCGGTCTGGTAATCCGAGGTCTGCAACGTGATGCCAAACGTCAAGTCGCCGGCGTCGTCCAACTTGACGCTAGTGATCTCGGTGAGGTCATCGGTGTCTACCGTGATGCGGTCACTTGGCACGAAGTCGCGGGTGGTGCTAGCCGAAAAGAAGTTGCGGTCACACTCGCTGTCAATCATGCGGCTGGCCGACTCCACCGCCATCTCCAGCAGGCTGTCGTCAATGCTGTCGCCCACAGGGATGCGTAGCGCCGCCTTCATTTCGTTCAGCGTGCAATAGCCGTTCGTGATGCTCACGCGGCCTCCTGTCGTAATGCTGCGGCGATGTATTGGGTCACGGCGATCTCAGCCCGCCACCCCGGCAGCCGCTCGTTGGGGTAATGACACAAGGCAGGCGGGTCGTCTTTCCAAATGTCAATGAAGTCATCAGTGAAAACCTGGGCCAACTTCATGGGACTGAGCGCCAGATAGGTGGCCACGTCGTAGGTTGCAACTGGCGCGTCAATGGCCGCCAAGTACGCCTCGCAAATGTCATCCACATGGATGAAGTCACGCGGCTCAACCGAGGCAGCCTTGAGGCGTTGCCGCCCTGCCAGGTGCTCGAGCAGCTGCGGCACGAAACCTCGATGCCCGCGCAGCCTGTCCCCGTAGATGCTGTAGAGCGTCAGCGTGGTGTGCCCCGCAAACATGTCCTGCTGTGCTTGCTTCGTGCGCGTGTAGAACATCAACTCAGCATCAACGCCGGCGTGCTGCCACCAACTAGCGGTGTTGATTACCGGCACCTGGTGCTTATCGGCCCAGGTAACCAGATCCTCGTTGAAGTAGGTGAAAGTCGCGCAGGCCTGCTCGTCACGGTGATTCGGTGCCGCTAGATGAAAGACCACATCGGCTTCCATGTAGTCAGGCACGCTATGCCCAACCAGATACAGCGGAATGTTCAGCCGCGACAGGTACTGCACCATGGCTTGACCAAGGTGGCCGGTCGCGCCAGTGATCGCCACCCTCATGCTGCGCTCGCCGCTCGAGCCACTGAAACGTAATTCCAGGCAGCGTTCTCTTCGCCAGGAACAATCCCGTAGCCGTCCTGCAACAAGTCCAGCCAAATACTGGCGATGTCGGCGCTCGGGTCTGTCTCCCGCACAAAAGCACCCACATGCTCAGTGCCCACCTCAAAGGCAGGGCTGGCATGAACCTTCACCCGCTGCGCCTTGGTGTAAGACCAAGCAACGCCATACATCGTGCTGCGCTTATCCAGGGCCGCTTGCAGATCCAAAGCGCTACGGCGCACCACGTTGGCGGTGATCAGCGTGCTAGCGATCATCAGGCCAGGCTCAACCGACTCCAGGCCTTGCGGTGTGCTCACCATGCCGGCAGCGTTCGTCGGTGCGCTCGGCGTTAGCAAAATCAAACGGTCAATGTCATCGTGCTCAATCGCCTGCAAGATGTCGGCCACCGCATTGGGCAACACCACATCGTCGTCGCTGATCATCCACAGCCACGCACCCTCACCAACACTCAAGCCGCGCTCAAGATTCAGCGGGCCACCCAAGCGGTCAGGGTTAGCCATGTAGGTCACGCGACACGGCGCAACATCAGCCAGCGCCAACGTCGGCGCCTCGCCCAACCTCTCAGGGCCGTCGTCGCTGACAATCACTTCCACATCAGCAGTCAGCTGCGGCGCGAGACTGTCCAGCAGATCAGCAACCTCAGGACGGTTGTAGGTCGGAATGTAGATAGTGAGGTGCGGCTTGGTGTCAGGCCCGCGCACCGTAATGACCGGCGCAGCAGGCTCAGGCTCAGTCTTAGCCTGCACCATCTCCGCTAGGTAAGGCCGCCAATACTGATCCCACACCAAGTCGGCGTCATAAGCCAAAGCGTGCTCGCGGGCCTTGTCGCTGCGCTGTTGTCCTCGAGCGTAGGCAGACTCAAGCGCGTCCACGATGCTGGGAATGTTGGGGGTGTTGAACCAGGAAAGTTGCGCCCCATCCCACCAGGGTTGCCCCTCCGTCAGCCAACCATCGCCGAGCAGCTCAGGCTGGGCGCTGAAGTTATTGGCAATCGCCACGGTGCCGCTCGCTTGCGCTTCCAACAGGGTGAGGCCGAAGCCTTCACCCAGCGTTGGGGTGAGCAGCACGTCGGTGCCGTTGTAGAGCGCCGCCATGGCTTCGTTGTCAATGCCGTTGTGCATGGCTTGCTGGCCGACGAACTTGAAGTGCCGGTGCTCTTTCAGCCCGCAGGCTTTCAGCAGTAAGTCAAGGGCTAGGCCGTTGTGCTTGCCGTAGCGCTCAGTGTGTAGGTACAGGCGAGCGTCGGGCTTGTCTTGGGCAAAGATGGAAAAGGCCAAGATGTTCTCGGCCCACGCTTTGCGGTGGACGCTGCCAGCGCCGCTGGCCTTGTTGGCGTTGATCGCTGAAACAACGAAGTGGTCGTTGTCAAAGCTC